TATGCAAAGATGATAAACTTATAATATGACCTTTAAAATAAAAAATCTTACAGTTAAAAATTTCATGAGCGTTGGTAATGCAACGCAAGCAGTGGACTTTGATCGCAATGACCTCACGTTAGTGCTGGGCGTTAACGTTGACCTAGGTGGCGACGACAGTGGCGCACGTAACGGCACTGGTAAAACAACTATCATCAATGCCTTGAGCTACAGTCTGTTTGGACAAGCATTAACTAATATCAAACGTGATAACTTAATTAACAAAACTAACGGTAAGAACATGTTAGTTACTGTAGAGTTTGAACATAACGGGCAAGATTATAAGATTGAGCGTGGACGCAAGCCAAACGTAATGAAGTTTTACGTGGGCGACGAAGAAAAAGAAATCACTGACGAAAGTCAAGGCGATAGTAGAGAAACACAAGCCGAAATTGAACGTTTGTTAAGCATGTCGCACAATATGTTCAAACACATTGTTGCGCTTAATACCTACACTGAACCATTCCTTAGTCTTAAATCTAACGACCAACGTGAAATTATTGAACAGCTACTTGGTATCACTGTCTTAAGTGAAAAGGCAGAAAAACTTAAAGAGCTGGGTCGTGCCACTAAGGATGCAATACAGCAAGAAGAGTTCAATATTAAAGCTATAACCGACGCAAATGGCCGTATTCAAGAGCAAATTGACAGCCTAAAACGTCGACAAACTATGTGGACTACTAAGCATGCAGATGACACAATAAAACTACAAAATGCCCTAACAGAACTGCTTAAAATTGATATTGAACAAGAACTGGCGGCACATACTGCACTTACTGCCTACAATCAACAGCGTAAAGACTTAGATGATTTGACTAAGGCTATTCTACGTAGCGAAGCAGATGTTGCTCGTGAACAAAAGACCATAGACAAAGTTACTAAAGAAATCACTGACCTCGAAGCACATACGTGTTATGCTTGCGGGCAACATTTTCATGATAGCAAACACGAAGAAGTGTTAGCGGCTAAACGTACATCACTCGAAGCTTCTACTGCGCAGTATCAAACCGACCAATCACATTTATCAGCGTTAGTTGCGGCTAAAACAGAAATTGGTCCACTAGGTGCGCAACCTCGAGTATACTACGATAAAGAAGCAGATGCATTTCATCACAAGGGTTCTATTACTAGTTTAGAAACACAATTAGCTTCTAAGAGTTCAGAAGTTGATCCGTATGCTGAACAAATTGAAGAAATGACACAGACTGCCTTAGTAGAAACTGATTATACTACTATGAACGAGCTGGTTAAGTTAAAAGAACATCAAGACTTCTTGTTAAAACTATTAACTAACAAAGATAGCTTTATCCGTAAACGTATCATTGATCAAAACTTGTCGCATTTAAACGCACGTCTAAGTCAATATTTAGATCGCATCGGATTGCCGCACACAGTAACGTTCTTAAATGATTTAAGCGTTGAGATTACAGAGTTAGGACGTGAACTAGACTTTGATAACTTATCACGTGGTGAACGTAATCGCTTGATACTAAGTTTAAGCTGGGCGTTCCGTGATGTGTGGGAAAGTTTATACAATCCAATTAACTTATTGTTTATCGATGAGCTTATTGACAGTGGCATGGACAGTAGTGGCGTTGAAAGTTCGTTGAGCATACTTAAAAAGATGTCGCGTGAGCATGAGAAAAGTATTTGGCTTGTTTCGCACAAAGACGAACTTGCGGGACGAGTTAACAATATTATGACGGTGACCAAAGAGAACGGGTTTACATCATATAGTACAGACGTAGATGTTATCTAATATTAAAATATTGCATATCGAGCCAACAGACGCATGCAATGCGGCCTGTCCTCAATGCGCAAGAGAAACAGATACAACGTTTAATAAGAATGAATTGCATCATCTTACTGTATCACAATTGGCAAACTTAATAGATGAATCAATAATCAAAAATCTCACCAAAGTGTTTATGTGTGGTGATTACGGTGATCCTGCTGCTAGTAAACATACCTTAGCTTTGTATAAATATTTTCGCAATATAAATCCTAATATTGTGTTAGGAATGAATACAAATGGTGGATTACGTGATGTTAATTGGTGGACTGAATTAGCGACGCTTATAAACAAAGAAAAAGATTATGTTGTTTTTAGTATCGATGGGCTAGAAGATACCAATCATATTTACAGGGTCAATGTTGCATGGGATAAAGTAATTAATAATGCAAAGGCGTTTATTTCTGCTGGAGGCAATGCACATTGGGAAATGATAGTGTTTAAGCATAACGAGCACCAAGTCAAGCAAGCGCAACAGTTAGCAAAAGAACTTGGCTTTAAGTGGTTTCGTGCTAAAGTTAGTAGAAGATTCGAACACACTCCTGTATTATTTTTGCAAGCGCCGGCAGGATGGACAAGTCCAATTGTAACTAACGGATCTATAGAATGTTCGGCTCTTAAAGATCAAAGTTTATATATATCAGCTAAAGGAATTATACATCCGTGTTGCTGGTTAGGATCTACTCAGTATGTTATTGATGATTTCAACAATATACAACACTCGTGGGAGACATCTACCCCAAATAAAACTTGCGCAAGTACTTGCACTAAAAATATCAGTGGTACTAGCTACACAAATCAGTGGCAACGAGAGATAGAATTTAAATGAAACTAGCAACATGGCATTGGCACATCGAAATATCAAGCAAGTGTACATTAAAATGTCCACGTTGTGCTAGATCAGAAGTACCCGATACATTACTTAATACAGAATTAAGTTTAGAATTCTTTAAGACTAATTTTACAGCAGACTTTATCAAAACTAGTGTTGAGAAGATTACATTCTGTGGTGATGATGGTGATCCAATATATGCGCATGACTTAATTGCAGTAATTGAATATTTTAAAAGTGTTAAGCCCGTTAAAATTGTCATTGTTACTAATGGTAGCTACAAAACACAGCAATGGTGGCAACAATTAGGGCAGACATTAGATAGTAATGATCACATTCACTTTAGTTTAGATGGGTGGGATCAAGCAAGCAACGAACAATATAGAGTTAATAGTGATTGGGCAAGTATTATGCTTGGTGTAACTACATTGCGCAAAGCAAGTAGTGTGTTTATGACTTGGGATACTATTGCGTTTGCATTTAATGAAAATAATTTAGATAATATGCAAGCAATAGCCAAGGCATCAGGATTTGATGAATTCCAATTAACTTATAGTACAAAATTTAATAAAATATACTCTATCTACCCAATTAACGATGCACTGCAACCTAGAGATGAGTTAATTAGCACGAATCACAGATTCCAACGCAAATTAACTGCACTAACTGATAGAACAGTATCAACAATAGGTAACGTTACTAATTTAGAATTGTATAAACAATCAACCGCAATTAACGGAGTTATTCCGCTGTGTGGCATAGGTAATAAAGGACTATTCATTAATAGTCAGGGCAAATTCTTCCCATGTTGTTGGGTGGCTAATAGATATAGTCACAATAAGGACTGGATAGAAAAAAGTAAACAATTTGATTTAACTACAGTGACATTAATAGATGTGATCAACAATGAATTCTGGGATAGGGAATTTGAAAATTTTTCCTGGACTGAATGTAAGACTAAATGTATTATAGCAGCGGTAAATCAGCAATACGCTACAGAATGGTAGTATCAATTTAAAGGAGAAGTAAAACATGTCAATTCATGAAGAAATTTTAGCAGCAGTAGAATTATACGTTTCAGAATCAGAAAAATTTGAAGTTAAAGGTGTTAAAGCTGCGGCGGCACGTGCTCGTGGTGCATTAGGTGATTTAGGTAAGTTAACTAAAGCTCGTCGTGCAGAAATTCAGGAAAAGAAAAACGCAGCGGCTGCAAAATAAATAACGTATGACATACGATAATCCTTGGATCTATAATGGTACAACTTTTGATTCAGGGGATATCGGTGAATATTACGGCTTCATTTATAGAATAACTAATATCACAAACGGACACGATTATGTAGGCCGTAAGTATTTTAAAACTATCAAAAAAAGACCACCACTAAAAGGCAAGAAGAACAAACGTCTAGAAACAATCGAAACTGATTGGAAAGACTATTGGGGTTCATCTAATCGTTTAGTAGCAGACATATTAGAACTAGGCAAGGAACAGTTTAAACGCGAGATTATACATTTGTGTATGAGTCGTGGTGAAACTAATTATATGGAGGCGCATTATCAATTTAAGGAAGAAGTACTGTTAAGGGAAGATAACTATAATGGTATTATACAACTTAAACTAGGTAAAAACTCCGTTAAAGATGTAAAAATTAATAAAACCAGTTGACCAACAACATTAAACGTATTACAATAAACACATAGCTCCCAGACACCAAGTCACTCTCATAGAAACAAATTCCAACTCCGTAATAAAGTAGTAAATGTTTTAACAGCCCTATTGCAGATTAAGTTCTGTATTCAGAGGAGATGGTGCTCGCGTAATGGCCGCACTTGGAACGTGTAGACTAGACTACACACTGAATGGCGACTCGGTATTGTGCTATAAAAAGCGAATCAACAATATAAAAATTAGGTGTAAAAACCGAATGAATTGGGCACTGTGAAAAAGATACAACCCATATGATGACATAGTTTGGCTAACTACGGATTATGCATCAACCGTCGTAAGAAGCAAGAGTAGGGAGTACAGGGCGACCGCTTCCGTGTAAATGAATATAATCTCTTTTAGTTAGTATGATGAAGCACTCGGATGAAGTCGCTCTGTTTTACTTTGCCTTTAGTGGGTGAAGTATGACTATAATCTGGATGAAGCAGTTTTAAAGTCAAAAGCATTACAGTACATATCAAAGTAAATTAGATTAATTAGATTAGAAAAAAAGGCATGAGCGCAAGCGAAATGCGAATGTCTATAGACATTCTTTAAATGTACTTAAATGTCTTTTGCTCTTATAATGACTTTGGTACGGGTATTGCATATTTGGCTTTACGTGCGTCTGATATTGCTTTTTTATGTGCTTCTGTTTTTGGTTTACGCATCTTCTGTTTTGTTTCTTCGCTTTTTGGCGGTAACTTTTTTCCTTTATTAATCGCAGAAAGTTTAACTTTAGTTTCATCAGACATAACTCTACCTTTATTTGCTGCAGATATTTTTGCTGATATTATATTCTTTTCTTCTTGGGAATATTCTTTCGCTATTCTCCCTTTTTGAGCAATACTCATACGTTCTTTTTGTTCAAGTGTTCTTTTTTTACCTGTACAAGATGCACTGCGTTTATCTATAGTTTCTTGAGATTGTATTCTTCCTTTTCCTGCTGCAGATATTTTAGCTTTTTGTTCTGTAGACATGGTGCGACCTGTAAGTCGTGCAGAATGT